CTCGGTAAATTGGTTACCTGTAGAAAGAAAATTCTTCCAACGAATCTTTTCAAATATTATCATATTATTCTAAGTCTAAGTCTTGGGCTTCTGTGTATAGGGATTTCATTTGATTCTTTAATCTATCTTTACTTAAATCAATAGACAAGTCATCAATGTATTTGTTTAATAGTGTTACTGTGTCTTCTGTGTTCTCTACAATATCATCTGATACTGAACTTGCATCTAAGTCTGAAAAGTCTTCAACAATTTTTATATCAAAAGCATCTGCTGTATATAACTTGTCTAGGAATTGGTCAAACTGATATAAATCTTTTTTAGTTACTACTATAAGTTTAATATACTTGTTTGCATATTTTGATGTATCATGTTTTAAATAATTTTCTTTGGTGTCATCATAATATATTTTTTCATATATACTATATGGATTGATTATTCTTTCTAACTCTCTTGTTTCTGTATCATAGATATGAAAACCTTTTGGGTCTTGCCAATCATTCCAGTAGATTTCATATGGTGTACCTAGATAATAGATTTGACCATCATCTGATTTGTGATGGAAATGTCCACTCATAACTGTATCAAATTTTCTAAAAAATTCTTTATCCTTGCCACCTTGTGATACAATAACATTCTTATTCATTTGGAAACCATTAATCTCTAAGTGACCCATACATACTTGAGCTTTGGTTTCATCTATCATACCTTGTGCATAAAGTTCATTTGATTGTGTAATCCACGGCATTAATAATATTGGTAATCCATCAAAGTTTACTTCTGTTGCTTCATCATAGATGTGAATGTTTTTATGTTTACCACCTAGTAATTCTGTAAGTGAATTTACTTCACTTGTATTCTTATAATAGATATCATGATTACCGACTAACATATGTAAGTCAATTCCTAATACATTAAATGGTAATATGAATCTTTCTCTAAAGTCTTTTGCCGTTCTATATGATACATACTTACGTCTATCAAAACAATCACCTAAATGAACTACTGTTTTAATATTGTTTTGTTGTAGATATGGGAAGAATACACCTTCATAAAATTCATAGAAGTATTCATTAAAATTCAAGTTATCATTTCTTGCACCGAAATGAGTGTCAGTAATAAGTGCTATTTTCATTATTTAGTTTTGTCTTTTTCCATAAAGTTTTCTAAACCTTTAGATTCTTTTTCTTTTTGTTCTTTCTTTTTCACAACATAAACATCTTCGTCTGGCAACATAATGTCTGGGTCAAAACCTTGTACATCATAAATGGTTTCATCACCTTCATTTACACAAAAAGATTCATATTGTCTATTCTCAATTATCTTATTTTTGATATGAGTTTGTTTCTTTTCTTTTTGAATTCTTCTTAGAAATGCATAGTATATGATTTGTGTAAAATATGCAAAAGGATTCTTTGACTTCTCTGGGTCGAAGTTATGTATGTATTGTAGACAGTTTTCAATACCATCTGATACCATCTCTGAACGATAGGTATAGTTAATGAAGTTAGGTCTATAAGATAATCCGTTTGCAATCTTTAGAAAACACTCACCTATGTAATTAGTTACTTGTGGTCTTTCCTCACCTGCTTCTTCTGCATCAACACAGTTTTGTTTCCAGTCTTTCATAGCTTCTAGAAACTGTTTGTTATCTATGTAATGAGCATTCTTTTTCTTTTCTTTTGCCATCATTGTTCCTTAAAAATAATATGATATAACTATACCAAACTCAAACATATTATGTCAAGGTATATCTGTTTTTTTTGTGTAAAAACTTATTTTAACTTATTGTTTAAAAAACCTTGACAAACAATGTGTAGGACCATTATAATCATTGTGTTCCGCCGAGAACAGTATATACTCTAAAGAGATGGATTAATGCTTTGTACCACTACATGGCAAACTATCCAATTGTTCTTCTGACAATTCTTCTATTGGGTCATCTTCTTCATTGATATTTGTTAAAGCAGAAATATACTTTTTAAATAATTCTTTTACTTCTTCTGTTGATTCTTCTTGTTCTTCCAATGTCGCATCTTCTGTAAATCTTGGTTGAATAGATGGTTCAAAATCTTTATCTACCATCTCTGCTTCAGCCTCAGTATAAGTACTCACCATAAAGTTGTAATAATTATTTAACGCATAAGATGCTGGAGCAACTGTAATAATAGTTGATTTCTCAATATCCAATTCATCTGATTCTGTAAACGGTTGTAACCAACGAGATAAAGTTAGTGCTTCAACTATACCTTTCTTTGTTATTTTATTTTTCAATTCCATCTTGAGTGGGTGTATTATATGTAATTTATCAGAACCTTCATCTGTGCGTGTTGGTATACAAGTACAAACGATACTTTCACCGTTAGCTAATTTCAATATCCTAGTCGTATTGTCTTCCATAATCATACTCCCTTAAATTGTTTTATAGTCTAACCTTGTCAATCTCATATTCAAATTCTTCTTCATTGTATATATTTATTCGTTCTAAAAAGTGGTTAAGAGTAAAATTCTTCTTATCATTATAAGTAAAGTCATCAGCAATATCTAAAAGGGTTGTGTGTATCTCGCCTTTATCTGGTCTACGCAATCCTCTGCCAATAGATTGAAGCACCCTAATTCTACTTTTACTTGGACTTGCGAACACGACATTGTGCAAGTTCCTAATATTAATACCAGTACTAAACGTACCATATGATGCCACGATAATTGCATTTGTTTCTTTCTCTGTAATTTCTCTTATCTGTTCTCTTGTTTCTGTATCCACTCCACCATGTATAAAGAACACTTTTCTATCTAAGTCTTTCATCATCTCATACAACACTACACCATGTTTTTCGACTAGTTGATACAAGCAGAGGGTGTTTCCCTTCAAGTTATCGCAAAGACCCCTTATAAACCGATTACGAGGGTCGTGGGATACTATATAGTCCAACTCCTCGCTGTATTTAAAGTCTTTTACAATCTTACACTCATCTTCTTTATGTTTGAGAACAATACACTTAATTTTCAATTCAGCAAGTGTATCTTTATCCATCAACTCTTTTGTGGTTGTTACCTTTTCAACCTTTCCAAACAATCCTTCTAAAACTAATCTGTGTGTCTGTGTACCATCTAAAGTTCCTGTCATACCAAAACGATATTTGCAATCTATCAATTTTGTCATTATAGTTGTCAATGATTTAGATTTAAATAAATGAGCTTCATCTCCAACCACACAACCAAATTTTTCAAAGTATTTCTTATCTAATCTAAAGAGTGATTGCCATGTAGAAATAATTACAGGTTTGTTTGTATCTTTTTCATGACCTTGATATATTCTATGTAAGTATTTATCACTCCAACCATAGTCAATAAAATCAGAATACATTTGTTCTACTAGTGATGTGGTTGGCACAAGTATCAATATTTTCTTATCTTTAAGTAGATAGTGATAAAATCTTATTAATGCATATATGATTAATGACTTTCCACTAGCAGTCGGTGATACTAACATACCTCTATGATTACTTAATGCATATTGGATTGCATTGAGTTGATAGTCTCTGACTTCTAACTCCTTTCCTTTTGATTTTGGTTTAAGAGATTTTACAAAGTCTGATACTTTTTTTATATCTAAACTATCACTATCATCAACATCTTTTGCAATAACACATTCAATATCATTCCTTTCGCAAAACTCTTTGATGTATGATAACAGGCCCACATAGATTTGTCCAGTTTTTTGTGAGAATAATCTTATCTTACCATCCCATATTTTATTTCTATATGCCGGCATGAACTTATGCCCCGGCACTTCAAAAGTAAAGTAATCTACTAATGAACGACACATGCCATCATTATCACATTCAATGTGTAAGTAAACTTCGTTAAGTTTAAATATGTGAATTTTGTAGTGTGTCTGGTTGTCCATAGTTACCTCTTAATATTATATTCCATGAAATACTAATTCTATCTTTGTGTGTTGTTGGCACCCAATGTTGCAACCAACTTGGGAATATTAATCCCATTCCTTTTTGAGAACTAAACTGCATCATACTCGAATTATCAAATGTAGTATATTCTAAGTTAGGTTGTAAAACACTTGCTTGTGGTCTTGGGTCGAAAAATTGTATTGGAGCACCATCTTCTAAATAGTATACACCAGAAAATATATTGTTTGAATGTGTGTGTGGTGGGTGGGATTCACCCTTCTTTAACATATTTGCCCACATACCTGTAAGTTCTAATGTATCATATAGGTATTTATTTTCTCTACAAATCTTTTCTGTCACTTCAAAAACTTTTCTTTTAAATGAAGGTATTTTTTTATTTAAATTATCTTTGGTTTGTAAAATTGTATTTGATTCAGATGAGCGTAGTTCTCGCAGAATAATACTGTGTTCATCATCATTCATATCATATTTAAACTCTGATACAATTGTAGGAAATAATTTATGTTGAATTACATCAACCATGATACAATACTCCAGCGTGTTCCTTGTGTAATCTTTTTAACTTCATGTGGAAACATAAAGTTTGATGGAAAAATTATTGCTTCACCACCCTTAATAGTCGGTTGTTGTTCTGACACTAAAAATTCACCACCTTTAAAATTATCATTTAAAAATAACAAAACTGAAGCTTGAGGATATCCATATTTCTGTCCATGACTGTGATGTATATTATCAGTATGTTTAGACATAAATCCACCAACATCATATTTGTTCAATCTAAAGTCTGTTGTTTTTTGTACAACAAAATCTCTGTTATTAAAACTTTTCATTTTTACTGCATATTTTTTTGCAACTTCTGATACAGCATCCTTTAAGTCATTGTAAAATATATCATCTTTGCGAATCCACATCTCATCCATTTCTACTCTTTTATCATCTGGTGATAAACCTTTGTGTGTTGAATAAGTTGATTTACTATAACTAAATTTATGATTAATTATTTGGTTACACAATTCAACACTAAGAATATTTTTATAATGACCTATCCAATCTTTCATGTAATTTTTATATTTTCTGGTTTTAAACTTTTAGTTTTATTATACCACTCAGATTTACTTTTATCTTGCCATGTTGTTTTAAATACTATACAAGTTCTTAAATTATAACATTCTCTACTTACTGGCATACCTTGATGTAATAAATTAGCCGTAAATGCAATTAATCTATTTCCCTCATATTGAAGTAAAGTAGGGTGTTGATTTGTTTCTTGAACACAAGTTCCACCACCCCAATGGTTTTCCCAATCCATTCTAGGATAATATATCATAGTGATATCACCATCATCTTGATGTATGTGTGGTTCTATTCCATGTGTGTGTGCATTAAAATAAACTCTTTCCATATCTACTTTAAATTTATTTTGTATACTATTCCATATTGGTTCTACAAAATCATATCCATTTTGATAGCACTCACTTATATTATGTCCACCCAAAACATGCCAATGTCTATTCTTACCATCATCTGAAGATTGGTAATCATACTTCCATGATATATCTCTTAATTGCATATCAATTAATTGAGCAACATGTTCTTCTACAAAATCATCATGTACACTTATCATTACATTAGTCCTGCTTCAAAGTTTTTCCATTGTATTGCGTTTTTAATATCCCACCCTCTACCAGAAATAGCTTTCATAACACCATCAACATATTTACAAACTGTTTCTAGATATACTATTTTATTTTCTATTTGAATTATTTCTTCGTCTGATTCAATGTAGATAGATAGGTCTGATTTGAGTACTTTTAAATCGAAGGGTTTTGTTACATAAACATTTGCATCTGATTTACCACCGTAGTATTCCCACTTATCTCGGTAAAGCATTTTGTAATCACCCTTTGCTTTATACATCAATAGCTCAAACCTACTTTTAATGTCTAAGTATTTTGCATACAGTTCTTGGTTTTTTAAGGATTCGGTATCAAGTCTTTCATCATTTACTTTCAAGTCAATTGCGACTTGAATTTTTAATTCATCTAAGGTCATTTTCACTCCACAATAATAATTATATAACTATTTATAAGGTTACTATTTCATATATTTGGTATTTAAAGTTAACTGTTGCTGTCAAATATTCAACATCAGTTTGATTTTGTGAATAATCTAATCCACTTAAACTTGTAGGGAAGACATCTCTAAAACGACACTCTACTACAGGATTATTTTTATTTGTTAATATTGTCATTATAGCATCACTAGTCATAGACAGTTCTGGTGTTGAAGCTCTTACGTCACCTATATCTTTACTTTCACCTCTTTGTATTGTAGGTGTATTTGAGGTTGTACTTCTAAAATCAGCAAATTGCTTTCTATCTTTTGGAAATCCAATTGCAGTTAACCATGTGTGCATTTCAATATAGTTTTCTAAATTTTCATCTACAATAAATGATATACTCAAATCTTCATAAGTTAATTTATCACCCAGAAACGGAATGTTTTTAAGTGGTGTAGGAAATTCTGATTCACCTAAAGTTATGCCAGGAATATTTGCCTCAGTAGTAAAGTATTCTACTTTGGGTAACTGATTAATTAAGAAACGAAATTGTGTAGGACTTGAATAGTCCAATACATTAGGTTGTCTACTTAGTGGTGATGTTGTTGTTGTCATACTACTATTTATAAGAGTCCAGAAACAAAAAAGGACACCGAAGTGTCCTAATCTGTTGTTTCAAAATAACCTTAATTTTTACATTAAGTTTGTTACTTTAACACGTCTGTAGTACTTATTAGTATTAGCTGTAATACTAGTAGACTCAGCAGTTCCAGCAGCAAGAACACCTGTGTGGAATGGGTTAGCGGCAATACCGTAACGAGTCTTAAATCCAATTTTTGGTTGGAAACTATTTTCACCTACTGCACGAACCATTTGTAGTGGTACGTATGGGCAATAGAAAACACCAGCATCATACGGTGATGTACCTTTGTAACCTACAACGTAGTATTGTGAAGAAGCAACATTCGCAGCATATGGGTCAACATACACTTTGAATCTACCATTCATAACACCAGCGAATGTAGCAGCAGTATCATCAACATTTAAGTTGTTGTTTAGAGCAGGTGTATAATCTAAAACTCCAGCCATTTGAAGTGCAGATGCAACATCAGCAGAACAGATGATTATATTACCTTTTCCTCTACGAGTTTGTTGTCCGATTGCGTTAGCATCTCTTTCCAGAGCGAACATTAAACCTTTGAATTTCTCAACAGACCAACGACCGTTTGAATCAGTATCTAAATCAAAGATTCCAGCAGTAGTTGTGTTTACTTGAGCACCTTTAACAGCAGAGACGTAAATACTTCTTATTACTTCTCGGTTGATTTCAGCAAGAATTTCACCAGACAATATGTTTGCTAGTTCTGTTTCTGCATCTAAACCATGAATTGCTTTAAGGTCTTGTGCAAGTTCCATTGTGTACTCAGCTTTTAAAGCACGAGTAACAGCGGTAACTGTTGTTTTTTCTATACTAAACGCCATCTCAGCAAATGCGTTAGCACCAGCATCTCCTAAAGCCTCACCTTGTGCAGTAGTCATACCTGTTGGGGATGTATACTGACCAGCAGATGGACTGTCGTTTAATGCAGATGGGTTTGAACCTGTCATTGCAGATGATGTTAAGTCACCAGCAGCGTCATCATTAGATATACCTGAATCAGCTTCATCACCTAATGCTTCAGCACCGTCCATAGATGCAAATCTTGCTCTCATAGCAAAGATAAGTCCTGTAGGTCCTGTCATTGGTTGTACACCACATACATCATATGCGATTAAGTTAGGCATTGAACGTCTAACTAAAGAAATTAGAATTGGGTCCCAGTTTTCAACATCAGCACCTGTTGCGTTAGTTGGCGCTGCTTCTGAAAGAAAGTTCCTATCTTCTCTTATTGCTTTCTCTTGGTTTTCAAGAATTACGGTAGTTACTGCCCTTTTATATGCATCTTCGATTTTTGGCAAATCTGGATGTGCAAGGACCGGCGACCACTTTTCTTGTAGATTTTCTGTTTGAAACATTTTAGTTTTCTCCTTTAATTTCTACTTTTATTTATAATATTTACTTACTTGCACCCTTGACAGCAGTTCCAATTGCTTTACTGTATGCAGCCATTGAATCTGTAATGTCAATGTCCTGTGCAGGGCCAGTTTCTACATTATCTATATTTTCTGTTGTTTCCTTAATAGTTCTAGGGAAATAACTTTCTTTTAAAGTATCAAGTTTACTTCTGAAATCTTCTTCGTTACCAAAGTCAACATCCTCTGTAAGTCCTTTAAACTTCTCAATTTCTGTATCAGCTAAATCAGAAGAAACCTCTGATATAACTTTGTCACGAGTTAAAGAGTCATTAGATTTTTTAAAGTCGATTGATTCCTCAATTGATTTATTAACCTTCTCCTCTAACTCAGCGATTTTGTCGGACTGTGCTTGTAACACATCATATTTTTCATCAGGGATGTCAACATAATGGTCTTCAAACAATTGTTTTAAACCAGCAATAAAGTCTTCAGCAATTTCACCTTTAAGACCTCTTTCTACTGCAAGTTCATTTTCCTTCATCCATTCTTCAACAACATAGTTCATGTATGTATCTACTTTTTCTGTTAATTCAGATTTGTTAGATTTAATACCTTCTACTATTTCGTTTTCGTAATTTTCTTGTAGTCTTGTAACTTCACTACGAACTTTAGATTTAACTGCTGATTCAAAAACTGTTGCAGCTTTTTTCTTAAAGTCTTCTGATAAGTCACCTTCTCCACTCATTAAAGCATCCACATCTTCTTGAACATTAATATCTTTAATTCTTTGTTCAACTGCTTCTTTCTTTAATGCTTCTTTTTCTTCTTGTTCAACAGAAGTTTCACCTTCCATTTTATCCATCATTTCTTTCATTTTATTGTAAGTAGCTTTAAGTTCTTTCATTCCCATTTCAGACATTTCTTTAGTCATGTCTTTCATAGCATTAACCATTTCCATTTTATCCATTTCTTTAACTTCTTCTGTTTCAGAAATATTTTCTTGGTCGTCTGTCATTTCTACTTGGTCACCAGCAGCTAAAGGTTTAGCAACTTTCTTTTTTCCATCATTAGGTGACATATCACCTTTCATTGATTTTAGTCCAGATTTCTGAGCAGCATCGTCCTTTTTCTCAATTGCTTTTTTACCAGCTTGAGTTCCAGGCCCTGATTTGTCAGATGGATGTGTTACGGCAGGTCCCATATCTTGTACTTCACCGCCGGGTGTTACACTTGAAGCGTCAGAAGCTTTTAAAGCAGGTTCTGTCGGAGCAGCACCTTTCTTAGGAGCATCAGCACCATTGGCTTCTTCTAACTCACTAAGCACTTCTGCCTCTAATTCTTCAATAGTCTTTTCGATTTCATTTGCCATTCGGATATCTCCTAATTGAATCTATTGTTTTTAAAAATATAATTCGGTTATATTAACATTTATTTATACATCATAACATTTTCAAAAACTTTGCAAATTCCAAAGATTCTTCCAATGTCTGTTTCTTCCGAGCTTTAGCGTTGATTCTTTCCTTCATATCAACTAATTCGGCTTCCATTAATGCCCCATGATTCCATACCCACTCTTTTCCTTCCATAATACCTTCTACGAAAGCACTAGGAGCAGATGGGTCTGAAACAATATCAGCGGCAGTTGCGAGATAAAAATCGTCTCTTACATAACTTGCACCATTTTTTTTAGTTTCTAAACTACCCATTCCTCTTGAAGAAACACCGAGTTTAGCACCCTCTTCCATAAGGGTCTTAACGATTTCACCCATAGGTGTTGCAAGTATTTTAGCTTCCCCTATAAAGTTTTGTCCGTCTTGGTATAGTGCAGTAATCATGTGAGAAGCTCTTTCTAGGTTTATTGTAGGACCTTCTGGGTGTCCTAACTCACCGTATGCTCTTTTCTCGTTAATGAATTCTTTGTTGTATCTTGCAACTTCTTTTTGAAGTATTTCCATTGGATATACACGACCATTCTTATTCTTAATTTCAGCCTGCATAAAGACACCTTTAATCTTATAATCTTTTTTACCGTTTGCTTTTTCTTCTGTAATGTATTCTACATTTTGTGCGATTGATTCAGATATTAGTTTTACTTTATTCATAATACTCTCTATGTTGTATAACCTGCGTCTTTTTTAAATTCAATTATAACAAATCCAGATGTACCGAAAGTAGTTATTTCATGGTCACCAGAAGTTGCTGTTGTGTTAGCGGCAGTTCCTTTAATTAATCCAGCAGAACCATCATAGTGTCCAGTTCCAGCAAGTCTAATTTGAACAATATCAGTACTGGCAGCGACTTCTTGAATTTCAATATGTCCAGTATCGTCATCAGCACTTCCTTGAGTCAATGCCCACCAAAGTCTACTGATGTCTAGTTTTGCACCGTTTGCATGACCATCTAAACCACTTGCATCTAGTATAGCACCATTTGCAGCAGCATCATCTTCGATATCAACCTTAACCGTAACTGTTCCACCAGCGCCCGGAGCGTTAACTACGGTGTCTCTTAGTATTCTTGCAACAATAGCCATCTAACTACTCCTGTTAAATTGATAGTACTTCTTTTTCAAAATACGAAAGAAGGTCTTTTTCAAGAACCCTTTTCTTCTTACTTATATCTTTAATAGTCTTTTCAAAGGTATTTAGGAAATCCGAAGGTTTAGTATCCATTATTTTAAATATTTCATCTACAGCACCTTTCATTTTAGGACTGAGTTTTTTATATTCTTTGGATTTTTTATGTTCATCCTTTTCAAAGAATGTAATATAAACTTCTTCAAACTTCTTAGTCATCATCCTCAACCTTGTTTGATTGAACAAATGTATTAGCAACTTCCTTTCTTTTTACTTCTAATGCATCTCCAACCTTTGCAGTAATTGAATCTTTAAAAGCTTGTTCAGCTCCTAGATTATCACCATTAGATAAATTATCTATTATGTCTTTAGTTTCTGCCATCGTCTTCTCCTTTGTTGTTCACCCCATCAGAATCTCCTTCCATATCATCTGGGGATATAAATCCACCACTTGCATCTTGTGGGTATCTTGTAATACCATCTGTGTTGTCTGGCATATCAATACCACCATCATCAGTATCAAGTCCTGCTTCTCTATTAATTTGGTTTTGCATTTCATCTCTTTCTGCATCTGTCATATTTAGTACGTTTTTTTGTACCCATTCTTTACTATAAAATGTTCCAATATATGTTTCAATAGTTTGTAATGCATTTAATCTATCTTGCATCAATTCTGCTTTTTTCAATTCAGCAAAATGTCCATCTTGTAAAAAGTCATATTGAATATGTTCTTTCATCTTATCCCAATCTTCTAAAGTAACAATACCTTTTAGAATCAATTGAGACTTTAACATGTCAGTAAATAGTGGGGTAAATCTTTTTCTTAGTCTTTGTACAAACTTTGTGAATTTTAATTCATCTCTAGTAATCTCACTAGAACGACCTAGACTAAATCCACTTTCAGCTTCCATTCTAGAAATAGGTACGTTTAATGAACGATACAATTTATTTTGGAAATATTTTATATCTTCTATCTCACCTAAGTTAGAACCGCCTGGTAATGTTTGAATCTCTGTTCCACGACCACCCTCTCTACGAGGTAACCAGAAGTCTTCTAGCATTGACATATGATTTCTGTCATCACGAATCTCACCTGAAGATGCATCATAAACTAATTTGTTACGATAACGATTCATAACATCTTTTAAATATTGTTCTGCTTTCATCTTAGGAAGATTACCAACATCAATATAAAATATTCTTCTTTCTGGTGCTCTTGATATTCTGTATATCACAACAGAATCTTCAATCATTCTTAATTGATTGACAGGTTTGATTGCTTTTTGTAAGTGTGAAAGTACAGTACCTTTGTTTTGGTCAATTAAACCAGAAGGTACATATGTAATAGAATCATCTGAAATTTTAAGACCTTCACTCATAGCCCCAGAATTTAATCCTTTATCATTGTATAGGAAAAAGTCTGAAACACCTGTCACCATATCTAAAGATGTGCCAGGTTTCGTTTCTTTATTTACTTGTCTTACTTTTCTAATTTTTTTAGGGTCAATGTATCTTACTTCAACGATACCTTTTTTAGGATTTTTTTTATCTATCACTTTGTGATAAAATATTCTACCATCAACATACCATCTTCTGAATATGTCGTGTCCTTTTATATCAAAATCTAAAAGCGACATTATAGTATCAAACTCTGCACGAATTTTAGTTTTAATACTTTTTGGATAATTCAATCTGTCAAGTTCGATTGCAACTGCCATATCTTTTTCATTTGATACGATTGCTTCATTCACGATATCTTCTACTGCACTATCACATTCAGCTTGTTGTGATACCTCACGATATCTACGAATTAAGTCAACTTCAGACCTTTCCCTACCATCTGTGTCTAGTACTTGCCCAAAGAAACCACCACCAGCAATTTCGACTGTTCCGTCATCATTAGCTGGTACTGTGAATTTTTCTTGACTTTTGGTGTCCTTTGCTCTTTCAAACTTGAAACCAAATAGTTCTGCCATAATATATTCTCCAATTAATCTTTATTGTTCCCTATATTTATAAGGAAAAAAAAGACTAGTTTAGAAGTTTACTCCAGAAGCTTCAAAGTGTTGATACTGCCATACACATTCAAATGTTTCGATTGTTGTATCTTCAGCAGATTGCAATGCTATTTCACTTATTGATGATGGCCATGAGTTCTTAAATATATAAGTTTTAAGAGTTGTACCATCTCTATCTAATTGTTCAACAGTTAAGTCTGTTGCATAGTCTGCCATTGATTGAACACCAGTATTGTTTGCAAAATCATTCATACCATTATTCCATCTTTCAAAAGCATTTCTTATCATGAAATCTGTATCATTATAGAATGTAGTAGACCATGTTCCAGCAGCAACCCTGTCTCCAGCAATGTTAATAGTTCTTCCTCTGTATTTTAGTTCAACTACTCCTAACTCAACAGCAGGTAATGAAGCAGCACTACATAAAAATGAAGTTCTTCTAACATCTAGTCCAATTGCGATTCCAGCTGGTGGTACGATAGTTACACGATACTGATTAGTTCTTGCACCACCACCGATTAAATTTGCTTTAAAGTCGTCTATTTGTGCCATGATTAACCCCCTACTTCACTAAACGAAACACCTGTTCGAGTAGCAACAAAGTTTAATGTGATGAAGTTAATAGAACGAGCAGGTTTAACAAAAATATCTGCAACAAATTCGTTTCTATCTATAACACTTCCTGTATTGTTTGATGCATCACACTTCACTAGGAAGTCTGTGATACCTCTACGACCTTGAACATCTCTTAGGAATGGTTCAATTAAACTTCTAAATTGTGCCCTTGTGAACTCATCATTGAATTCAAAGAGTTGGAATTTAGCAGCAGTCGCAATTGCTTTTTCTAAGACTAAGAACAATCTTCTTACGTTGATTCTATCAAAAGCACTCGGTTTGGTTTGAGCAGTTTTATCACCAAATAAAACTACACCTTGGCCCGGAAAATTAACAACAGGGTTAACTCTTGCTTGATAGAGAACATCTCTATCAGCTTTGTCAGGGTTAAAGGATAATTTAACTGCACCTCTAATATTTCCTCTGTTAAATCCAGCAGGTGAGAACCATGCATCAGCAACATCATCTGTGTTTGCACATAATCCAGCAACTGAACTGTTTAATGGCACATGTCTATAGACATCATTGTACTTGTCATACATGTACATATATCCACTATCCATTACCAAATAAGATGAACTTGGTATTAAGTTAGCAGCAACTTTTACATTACTTGCCTGTTTAGAAGATGTTGTAACACCGACTGTAGCAGAGCGATGTGGTGAAACAAACGCAACACAATCTTTTCTACCCTCTACTAAATTTATTAACATGGTTACATGAGTATCATGAGCACCAGCAGTATCTCCAACGATACTTGATGAACCACCGATAACTAAATTGATATCTTCTGATGCATCATCTTTAAATTTATCATATGCAAGTTCAATCTCTCCAGCAGAAGTAGAGTAATCATCTGTTCCACCTGATAGAGTATCAATCGTTGTTGGTATCACACTTGTATAAGCTGCTGTAACATCTGTTCCCCAATTACTACCAGCACTTATATGGTCTGTCCAAAATATAAATAATGATTTTGAAAATATTACGTTTGGATAATAGATACTATCACCTTGTGGTGATTTAGCAGATACGTTCTTAGACATGAAACCAAATGTTTCTATAACTGCCCTTGTACTATTTCCAGCAGTATCTGTATCGTATCCTGTTATTTTACCATCAGCATCAGCAAC